CTAAAGCAACTGATGGTCTTTGTCCTGGTAATTTTAAACCATACGTTCTTGCAATGTTATATATTGAAGACCTTTGTTGTGCATATTGTAATACAGTTTCCTGAATACTTCTATCAATATTGTAGTGTAGATTATCCGCAACTGCTGCATTTAAATCAAGGAATACCGAGAATACTGAAGCATCATTAAAATCTTGAATTAACTCAGGATAATAAGTTTTGGCGTAGTTTAAGAGTTCAGTTCTTATTGACTGATAATCTCTGGTTGTATATGATATTCTATTATTTGCCATTTATATTAAATATTAATAATTATAAAATCACTTTGACCAAAAGTTGAACCATTGGTTGAGTAATCTAATCTTATTTTTGCAGTGTATTCGGAGGTTCCTTTACCAGGAAATCTATAAATTGAAGATTGGTTTGTTCCCGCAGTATTTTGCCCTGTTGCTATGTCCGCTTCTTCTTGTGGGTCGGCAGGAGTTATACTCAAACTATTAACTAACAAATTTGGCATAAAGTTCTCAATAGCATCTCTAATGTCCGATTCAATGGCATTAAAAGTTAACCCATCAAAAGGTTCAAAAAGGAATTCGTATAATCTTGTACCAAATTGTGGTAAAAAATATCTCGAACCTTTTCTTGTTAATAACAAATGAATTAGGTCAGCTTTAATTTCTTGTGCTTGTAATTCAGTTAACTCTAAATAATCACCCCTTCTTGAATCTCTGAAGGGAAAATTAATACCATATGTTATTCCATTAGCCATTATCAATAAATATAGTGGTGTTTCCTTTTATGTGAACTGGAGTATACGGACAATTTTTACATCCATTCCCGCAACAACTACCTCTCTTAATATGGTATGACTCAGTCATAACTACTTTACCATCTTCAATATAAAAATCAGTTGATTCATGATTGCTCATCATAATTTTCTTAACACACTCTTGATTTATCCAATCTTCAGTATTTTTTATCATAGTATTTTATATTTATTAAACCTACTCAAACCTAAATTTCCACCCTTTATAAAGTCCTCTTTGGAAAGTTGTATTATTTTTACAATGTTCTCGTATTAGTTGTGCAGTAACCACCAGTTTTTTCGCAGCTTCTTTTGCCGTTTCATAAAGAGTTTCGTTTCCCTCTAAATCTATAACAATTACCCCGCCTAATGACCTGCCATTTTTATTTCCAAGTTTACATTCACTCCATTTTTTTTTTAATTCAGGTGACTTTAACGCTAACTTTAAACCATCACTAACTTTTACTTTAAAATCCTCACCTCTTGATTTCGCAATTTCCGACATTTTATACTTATAATCATCCCCGCTTTGTATTTCTTTAAGTTTCTGTTTGATTATTGGGTTAAACATTGGGTTATTGTCTTTCATTATTTGTCTTAATTTATCTCTTGTAATTTTTTTTAATTTTTCAGGTTTGTTAGAAAAAGTATCCCCTCCCGTACCTCCATCAGTCATATTATATCCAAGTTTTATTGCGTTAGTTTCTAATATCCATTTTTTTTCTAACTCGTCTATCATTATTTCTTCGTTGCAATCAATAATATCTAATTTGAAATTTTCAACTCCGTAACTTTTTATTGCATCGTATAATGGATGTCTTTTTTTCCCAACCAACGACAAATGTTGTTTCCATCGTTTTTCAACATTTTTACTTTTACCTATATAAAACTTTTTGTTTTTTATATTTGTTATCTTGTAGATGTACATTTTCATAATATAGTAATTTCTTATATAAATACAAAGGTGTGAAGTTTTTTTATGACTTCACACCCATTATTATTAATTAGATAATTACTATTAAGTAATAATACATCCTCCGCCAGAACAAGCCAACTCACCACTTAAATCAGTTTCGTCAGTTAGTTCAACAACTTTTGACAAATCAATTGAGTGAAGTTTTGAGAATAATCTTTCAAATTCTTCTTTAGTACAATCGGTAAAAGGTGCTTGAACGTAACTTCCGTTATCATATGGAAGTACAGATAGTCCATTATAAAAATCTCTGTTATCCCAAAACCACTCGCCAGCTAAATCCCAATCTTCAGGTTTTAAACTAATTGTTGCAGATACGTTATGACTATTTGAACCACTTCTGTGTCCAGGTTTAACCCATTCTTGTGTAATTTTTTTAACACGCTCTAATAATTGGAATGGACTTTCAGTTCTTAAAATTGCCCCCTCAGGTGCTTTTTGTGGTACCGAAATAACCGCTGTATCGTGTGGACGGAAAAATTCATCCTCAACTAATTCAGGGTGATTGTTTAATAAATAACTGTAAATTGATTCGTTTTTACCTACACGGATTCTACGGATGTAATAATCGTTGTGCCAAGCGTGAATACCTGATGAAGTTCCTAAAGTTAATGAGGTTGTTCCTGCAGGTTTTACAGTTGTTGTACGAGCCGATTTATTAATACCAATTATCTCAGCAACTCTTGAATTTTCTTCTTTAACAACTTTCGCAGCTTCTTTCATATCATAACCCAAGACAACACCTGAACCAATACCTGTCATAGATACACCGATTAAAGCGTCTTTCTCAGTTGTTCTTTTCCAAATGTCACGAAGGTAATGGAAGTTAGTATAACCCGCCTGTAATGTTCCGATGAACGCCGCCGCTTTAACACGAGCATTTAGGTCTTCTTGTGAATCAATGTCAGAAACATTTACCTCACATAGGTTACAGAATTGATTTGGTCTCAATGCGATTTCACAACAAGGATTTGTTCCCCAATCTTTATCGTTAGTAAAATAGATACCAGGTTCACCTGCTCCTGAAGCCTCAACACGTTTCCACAAATCCATAAAGAATTCTTTTGTGATTTTGTGTCTAACCAATGCCGCTGAGTTGTTAGCTCTACCTCTTTGTGGGTTTTGTTCCCACCATGCACCTGACTTACAAGCAATCATTTCGTGGTCATCAGCACTGAATAAACTTATCAGAGCTGCTCTGCGAATCCCCCCTGCCAGAACGGCGTCTGCAATATGACAAACCATATCGTGAACTTCAATAGGACTTAGTTTTTCACCATCCTCTTTTGAATCCAACATAGTTGTTAACTTGTAGATACAATCTTTTAGTGGTTGTGGACCTGGTGCTTTACCACCTGAGGTTACAAGTTGAGCACCTTTCGCTCTGATATCTGAATAATCAAACACAATCGTAGATGATGCTTTACCAAAGTAAGACTTCATTAATACTTTAATTGCGTCTGCCCATCCTTCAATAGAGTCACCAATCAAAAATCTTGTGGTGTACTTTGGGTTTGGTTTTCTAATTTCAGGTAGTTTTTCTACGTGATGTTTTTGTACCGAATAACCAACACCAGTTCCACCTAATAATAAGAACATTGTCTCAGAAAATGCATCCAAGTGGTCAATAGGTAGATAAGCACAATTGTAAATTCTGTTTGGAGAAATCTCAATTGGTTTACCACCAAATTGCATTGACCTCATTGAAGGTAATACTTTCTTGTCATATACCATTTTGTATACTTCTTTTATTTCATTTTTCAATGATGGGTATTTTTTAATATGCATTTCCATATTACGGGTTACCAATTCTTCCCACGTTTCTCTTCTGTTTAATTCAGGTACGAATTTAGCGTACTTCATATAAACAGTCAAATCTGACAATATCTGTTGTGATGCGTCCATAATTCTTCTTTTTTTATTTTTTATATTAATGTTTTATTGTTTTCTTCTCTTTGTTTTCTTTTCTCCAATAGTTCTTTAACCCTATCTCTTTTTCTTTCTTCTTGTTGTTCCTCAAAACCTAAGAATGTAACCGATGATTCAGTGTCAATCTCAAGTAATTCGTTGTTAAATTTACAGTTCTCAAATACCACCCCATCTTTACCAATACGTGATTTGGTGATTGCAATTGTTGCTAAATTCATTTCTTTTTGTTGTAATGTCTTAGCAACTGAAATGATAACGTGTCCCACTTGAGCTTTCTTGATTGAACCGCCCATTTGGTCTGTGGTTACAACCTCAGAAGAGATTGATGACCTGTTACCTTGTGTTGCAGTCCAACCAACTAATGATAACTCGTGACACATCGCCTCAAACCCTCTCATCACCGAACCTTCAGCCTTCCACTCATCCTTACTTGAACTCTCAGGAACCACACAATCAATGTAGTCCAAAAGAACTAAGTCAATTTTAGTTCCATCAGCAATCATTTTTCTAATTTGATTTTTGATTTGATTCATTGTCATAGAATCTGAAGGTA